TAAAAGAGGTAGTGGACATTAACTGATTCCAAGAGTCAGTCCATGTATCATAACGGTAAAGAGTAGCTGATACTTGGTAATAAAGATAACGGTGAGTCAAATTATTACTAGTTCCAAGTGAAGAAATTGCCGTAACTGCCGCAGGAGCAAACCTGCACCATTCCCATACCGGATAATCAACCTGAACCTTCAAATTATTTGTTAGTGCCATATTTTATGTAAATGATAATTGGTTTCTAATACCTAAATTATACGCCGTTCTTGCTCTATCTATTATCTCATATCTCTGGTCAACCACCCCACACCACACCGCTAAATAAGGACGTGAAGTTCCTGCGCTTGGTGCATTTGCAGTTATAGCATTAGGAGCAGCATAACCAATACCATAATCAGTTCCACTAATAACTGTTGTTGGGTAGTCTAACGCTACCTTTTGTCTCATGTTACTATCAACTACCGCATTACTTTCAAGGAGTTTGACAATACGACGAAGAAGAAGAGTCTCTTCAGTAACAAATTCTCCGTCTGAATTTGCTTTAATCCTTCTAAGAACTGTTCCATCATATCCCAAAAGTCCAATTGCCAAAACATTATAATCAGAATCAAAAGACCAATTCAGAATATTCTGAATTGAGTGTTTATTTCCTGGTTGATTACTGGTTGCCATATTTATAATGATTTAATGAAATTAAATCTGTTTTCCTTAAAAATTCAATATAGGCCGCTAACTTTTCAATCTGCATAGTTGTTCTTTCGGTCTTATCTATATTACAAAGCCGGTAAATCTTTTTAAGTTGTTCTTGCACTGCTTCTTTCTCATTTTTCATCTGACCCTCGTTGATTTTGTCTTTGAAATAACCCTCAATCAATGAAATTTCCTTCTCAAATCCGCCTAGTTTATCCCTCCATGTGTCTCCTAATTTAAAATGGTCTACTAAATAAGGATGGTTATGAACTTTCTCATAATCGGTATAAGGCGGTTCAATATTGGATATTTGAGTTCCAGCCTTATCGCCAATCTTTACTTCTTCTGGTTTTTCTAATTGTTGTTCAACCTTTTCTCTGAAAATAGTGTCATTGACCATATTTTTGTTTTCCTTCTATAAAATAGTGAATATCCTTAATTTCAGCCTTATTACCTTCTCGATGAGCTTTAACTAACGACTCTCTCATACTTCGAACCAAGCCTGATTCATTTCTAATCGTCTGGATTGTTCGTCTGATATTACGTCTTGTTTCAGCATGTGGTTCACGCTCTAATTGTCTATATAACTCTTTAATATCTTCTGATCGTCCAGTATTACTCATAGTTGTTTCCTTAAATTGGCTCTCCCTTTAAGGAGAGAGAGCCAAACAACACTCCAAACTTACGAAGTTGGAGTTTTGCAAACAATTACCCAATCACTATTGAGTATTTTTGTTGCATAACTTCCCGCCCAAGATATTTTACTTATTCGTCCAGCTGGTGAACCGGAGTCCACTAAGTTTGGAAGAATATAAAGTCTTGGCTTGTCCCCTTCACAATTTTGTTACTACACTGCTTGATATCGTTTTAAGAAAGATAATTGGTTGTAGACATATTCCTGATATTGATAATCTTTTTCATTATAATAAAATTTTTTATTAATTCCATATTTTTGTTTACCTGTCATATTTTTGTATTGAGCTTTCAATTTACAGAAATCGTAAAGTAATTTTGCTTGTTTTAATTTGTTGTTTGGTAATTCTATCTGTAAAAAAAGTTCTAATACTTTTAGACAAGTAACACAAGACGTTAAAATCCAAGCATATGCTGGATTTTGATTAGGAATATCTCGTCTACCATCACTTCTTACTAAAGTACCACCAAATCTTTCCTTAGCCCATTTAAGCATTTCTATATTATCTGCTCTTTGAGCAACGCTTATTTGTGGTCTATAATTTATCCGATTGTTTTTCCACTTTCTGTTTTGTTTACTTACTCTAAAACATCCTTCTCCTATTAGAAATCCTATAAATTCCCTTTCTATGTTTATCATATACGGATTATTATACTCTAAGCGTTTTCCGATGTCAAGTTGTTAATGTGCGGTTTGGACATTTCTGCCAAACTCTGATTGTTCCCAATCAGTTCAGACTATCTCTTCTCCTCTTTTCGAGGGTTTCGTGCATAGTCGTTACACGTTCCCTTTGCAGGGCTCCGCTCGGTGTTATCCGTTCTGGATTTTCACCGACTTCTCGAAATTTAATAGTGCTATCACTAGCAAAAGATCCTGTTTTGTCAAGATCATAACATCCGAAACTTTCAGCACCGTGAATGAACGTATAGAACGCTGCTACAACCGATGCCTCAGATGCCGCACCCACCGCTGACATATAGTCCTTATTCAAAAGCCATCTAACTTGATAGAGTTCTCCCATTTCGCCTTTGTATAAGTCTTTTACATCAGAGTAGGTTTTAGCATTGATCCAAGTACTGTCTCCTAAAAGCTGATACTTGGCTTGAGGTGGAACTTTTCCTAAAAAGTAACCATCTGGATACTCCATCGCTTTATTCAACTCTAGAGTTCTAGTAATCCCTCTTATCATTGAAGCGGCGAAGGTATCAGATGCCGCATAGGTAGAGGTATTTTTGCTATTCGCATAATACGCTGTACCATTTGACAGTTCGTTCAAAACCAACATGTTCAAATACTCACCCATATGCTGACCAACCAATGCCACCTTTTCTGCCATATTTTTATCTATGGAGATTGTCGACAAGAATTTGGTTGTTTGCACAGTCAAACCATACTCACATAGCCCCATAGAAATCGTTGATGCCGTAATTGCACATAACAACGGATTGGAACCTTCTGTGATCAAACCTGATGCGAGGTTGACGGTCAAAGGAACGTATCGGGTGAAGTTTATAGTTTTTCCTTCTCCTGATGCGTGAGTCCTTATCTGACCACCTTCTTTAGCAATAAGCTGGTACTCAGCTCTTGCTAAAAAGACCTTTTCATAATAGGTCGCTACCTCTTGTGGTAGGTTTGCACTTGTGTTTTCTCTTGCAGTTGCCATAATATTTCACCTGCCTTTCTCTAGGCTAACTAATGAACAACCCCTAGCTTATCTTCCATCTCTTTAAGAGTTAGTTCGTCAAAGGCTTTTTCCTTGACTTTGACGTTGGTTGGCCTAAGGGCCGCTTCCGTTACTTGTTTTGCAACTTTCTCGGTATCATCACCAACCCGTTGCTCCAAAGATTTTTTGTAAGGCTTCATCAGTTTGTCAACAAACTTTTTAACTGATGCCGTAGGGTTAGACCTGACATAGGCAAGGGTCGCTTCAGCGACTGTATTTGATAGTTCCCTATCAAATGTTTCCTTGTTATCAGGGTCTAACTCAGGGTAAAATTTAATGGCTTCTGTAGCTTCTTTGTTGATATTGTCAACTATCTTCTGTTGGTTCATCCTAATCTGAACCAAAGCATCAGCAGTCTTGACAACATCCGTCCGATAGTCTTCAACCGACACCTCTTTATCCGGCTGAATCTGGGATTGTGGAGTACTCTCCACTTGCGGTTGATAACCGCTTGTTAGTTCCCTTAATTGTTCAGCCAGGGATTTATTATCGGCCTCCAACTTCTTCTTGTCAGCTACAAGCCCTTGTATTCTTTTAGTAGCCCCCGAAACTTTCTTCGGTTCACCTTCTGTTATGGGTTCTTCGGTAGATTGTTCAGTTTTCTCTGGTTGTACCGTTTCCTCCTTAACTTCTGGCGCTATTGGTTCTACAGGTGGCGATTCTGTAACGTTGTTTGGCTCAACGTCTACGTTTTCCGCCTTTTGTTCATCTACCATAATGGTGTTAGAACTTATAATCAGGTTTAACGAGTCCAGGCTCGTCAAAGTTCAAGGAATTAACCTTAAACCTTAACCTTCTGAACTATAGGTTCTCCTTTGTCGGTAAAACCTATCAATTGCTTGTTTATTCCTATGAAAACAGCATGGTCTAGCTCACAACTCTTACAAATAATATATGGGCCTTGCTGTCTCCATATATGACTGCCTTTAGGAATAAACTTAAAATCAGGTCTATTGAAATCAAGTATTTCCCCTTCTTTTTTTTCTTCATTTTCCTGCGTTGTCTGCGGCTTCTCTTGAATCATCAACTTTTTGTTTAATTTTTAACAATGCTTCTTTGGTCAAAGTTGACAAAAGAGATCGCTTGCCAATTTCTTCAAATCCCATTCCCTGTTGCATACTAACTGTTACCATGTTGTCTAAGTCTTTTATCAAATTTTCAATGTACTCTTTCAACACTGCCCAACCTTTAGTCCTACTTAAATACGACAAGGCTGATGTCTCTACATCCAAACCTTTCTTCTTAGCCTCTTTCTCCTCTTTTATTGATTTCAAGGCATGAAAATCAGCAAATACGTCAGGGTGCAATGCCCCCTGTTGGGATTTGTTCATTTGTTGGTGCTGGTTGTCCAGTCGGTTGTCCAGGGGGTTGCCCTGGTTGACCTCCTGGTTGTGGAGGAATACCAGCTCTTCCCCCAATTTGTTGTAACATACCCATTAGTTTCTGTTGATCGAGAGCCATCATTTTCTCTTTCGATTTATCAACCAAGATTTTGTCCCAACCCTCGATCCCAGATTTAGCAAACGTTCTTGTTAGAAGTTCCGAAAGTTGAATTCCTTTGGCTTCCTTCTCTTCAAATAATTTCTGATCGATAAGTTGGGGACTTTTGGTGTAATACTCCAAAAATGAAATCAAGTTCTCTACCTGTTTCTGCTCATCTACCTTATAAGTAGAACCAGGTACGATTTCGTAATCATAGGTAATATTGCCGATTCTTTTTGAAGAAAGAGTTAGCTTACCTGACTTCTCATCATACATATCAGCCATATCTTCATACTTTGAGACCAATTCATTGATCTCATCAGGAAATAACCTTACCTGAAGATTTGATTTCATTTTCTTGGCGACTAAATTGACAAACCTATTTATCACTGTCACTAAGAACTGCTCCATATAAAATCTGTCGGTATTATCCCTGGCGTTTTCCCTCATAGCCGCCATCTTCAAGGCTTCAGGAGTCTTACCAAACCCAGGATCAGTTCCTGTGGTCACGGTTGTATCAGTTGTTCCGAATTGATTAAGAAGCGAGGCATTCATCACAGAATAGAGTTGCTGGAATACTGTCATCCCTTGAGGATCGTGAATTAAAGGAGTAGCTACATTTGACGCAGGAATACCTTGCATACCACCCCGATAAAACCATTTGGCTGCCGGCCCCCACTTGGCTGTTGATGGAATAATTGCGTCTTTATTAATAAGAAGTGGCGGAAAGATTGAATACTTTGCGCTATCTAATGACAGGTTCCATAGTGAGTTTAAAGCATACTGCATTGTCTTTCCTCTCTCAAAGTCCCCGATTGCCATAAAGTCATCTATTAAAGGAATTGAGTATTTGTTGGCAACCGGCAGTTCTCCGTTATCATGTTTATTGTCTGTATCCCTAAATTCCATATCAGCGTCTACCGAATAATCAAACCATCTGTCTTTCTCATACATTGACCAAACCTCATAGTATCCAGCCCCTTTTGCCGCCGGCGAACCTGCATATTCTTTTTCTTCTCTTGCTGATTGGTCTTCTGACCGTTTATTGTCTTTCTTGCCTGCCTTATCTTTTAGTTTCTGATAGATAGCATCCTGATTCCTGTAGTCCTCACCTTTTGGCAAGGTCTTAAAAAATGATAAAGGTCGCCATGTTCTTATAATAATAAAGTCTGAATCTTCTATTGAAACTGCTCCAACCTGATGAAAAACATCACGAATAGGAATAAGCCACATATCAGGACCGATATACCCATCCTCTTTAACTACCCAATCTATTAAAACAAACTGATTACCGTAAATATTTGAGTATCTGTCAACCATTCTGTTTTTGATTAAGAAGGGAAACTGTGAGTTGGCATTGGAAAGAATATATTTGTCAAGAACCAATGTCATAAACTTAGAAGCCCCTTCATCGTTTTTTGACATCGCCCTTACCTTGCCTGTAGGAAGTTGGGCCATGACCCTTGACTCCCGATCCAGTGTCATTGTCGGAAGTTTGGGGTCAAAGACCTTAGATTTAGTATCATCAGATAATTTATCTTCGAGCGAGACATTGAAAATTTGCTCATATTCCGTCCATTTAGGTCTTTTTTCAGAAAGACTCATGTCCGCAGCGTGAAAGCGATCCTTCAGGATTTCTTTTTGTTCCATATCGAAGTTTTCAACTCATAAAAAAACCCGACCATTTTGGTCGGGTATAAACTTAATAAGTTCAACAACCCTCGATACAAACTATATCACATCTTATTTTACTTTGTCAACAGATTTACTATATTTTCTTCGCTTTGATCCAATTATCCTCAAAGTTTTTAATATCGGTTCAGACTTTATTAGTGATACATAGACCGTTATATTGCCATATTTTAAGGTTTGCGCTTTCTTCTCAATAAGGGCATGTAAAAACATTTTTTCATAACTCCAATCCTTCTGTTGATTCATAATCCAAGACAATATAATCAATTATCTCCCCATTGTTCAGTTTTATAATAAACGAAAACATCCCCATTCCCTTATGGATCATATCCTCATCCAAATCCCTATGGAATTGTAGGTTTTCTTCTCTGATATGGAGTTCATAAGGTAATTTATGTTCGCTCATTAATAAAATCCTTGTTTGTTAAATAGGTGTTCTTTAGGAACTGGTGTGTCGTCTTCTTCAGCTTCAGGTTTTTCAGCCGATTGATACAATTGATAAGCAATAGCCAAAGCCATTAAAAGATCATCGTGAGCGTTTTCTTCAGCTTGAGCTTTCCAAATAGAAGTTCCTTTAACTACAACAAAAGAATACATCTCATTAATTGTTTTTTCGTCATAAATCTTTAACACTTTATTATCTATTGCTTGTTTTAAATCAGATAACATCTTGGGTCGAGTAGCAGTTGTCGTTGTCCACCCATAACGTCTAGGCTCACCTCCTACTATCATTCCTACTCCTGAAGGTTGCTCCCACACACTATATCGGTTTAATCTATTCATCGCAAGCATTCGATCTATCTCATAAGCTCCACCGGCATTAGTTTCAGGAGCGATAAGCGGTTTGATTTTTGTGCGATTATAAATCTTTTCCAATACCTGAACAACTATATTAGTTATCTCGCTTGCGATTTTATCTGAATGAATTACCAAAGGAACATCTACTTTAGTCTTTGAAATGAATTGAACAGCGCAGTAATCCTTAACACCAGCCGCTAAATCATAACCAGCAACTAAAAACTCACCACTTTCAATATCTCTAAATTGTTTGACCATAGATTAAATTTTCAGTAATTGGTTCTTTAATATTATCAAGATAATACTTAAGCGCTAGTTTACTAAAATAAAGATCGCCTGAAGTTAAAAACGCCTCTTGTTCGGTCATTGGATACTCTTGGGGAAATAATCTCTCAAGCTCTCTTTTTTTCATCTCTAAAAACTTCTCGTCATACTCCCATAGAGGATTATAAAAATGCTTCTTAAATCCCCGCTCCTCCCCTCGATCCCATAAATTCTTAAACCAGTTAAAACCGTTGGCGGTTGTCTCAATGATTACCCGCCCATTTGGAACAACCGCTTGTAGTGCTGAACCAAAGATTGCTTCTGGATTGGAATAAAACGAAAGTTCGCTTAAATGTAAATTGGAAATTGTTTTTGATCGTCCAAACTCGATATTTTTAGCTGATCCTATTTTATAGTAGCTATTCATTACTGGATTATATAACTCAGTCTTTGAATTATATTTAAGAGGTATTTGCCTTCCTGTTTTTTCTGCATAAGACTCAACGTAATATTTAACCCTTGCTAAAAGTCCAGTGGCATTATCATCAACATCAGCCACTACCACATTGTAAGTATTTTCAATCAAAGTAAAATCAGCGGTAAAAACTGCTAATATAATACTGGAAAACCCCATCTGTCTTGCTTTTAATATTATGTCTTTTCCTGACATTTTAGAAACAAAATCTGTTTGTGTTTTATTGGGAATAAAATCTACAGATTGTTTATTTTTATCAACAATTTTTAATTTGTCGGTGATCCATTTAAGATAATTCATTTATATTCCTCTGCCTCCTTTTGAAACTCCTGTTTAATATTAACCATCACCCCTCCTCCTTGTTCTTTTCCTCTCATCACTTTGTAAACATCTAGGGCTTCGTTAATTCTTGCAGTTGCCATTTTATTATCTATTCTTGATAGGGCTTTTGCGGCAACAATATCTTCTCTAATTGTAAACTGTTTTTCCAGTTCCGCTTGAAATTGCGTTAATTCTTCTGGAGTTTCTAATTTAGAATAAAGTAATGCGGAGCTATCTGACACTCCAAGTATGTTTTCAATTTGTCGCAAGGAAAATCCTCTGTTTCTAAGCACCTTAGATGCTACTTTCTTTTCTGGTGGTGATAATAATTTTAAATCAGTCATATTCCACAATAACTTTTACAGTCCTGTCCGATGGGAGTTTACCCAAATCAAGAACAGAACTATCATCAGTAATAAACTTAATTGAAAATACATTGTCTAGTGATACACTTTTAACTTGTTTAGTTTCCTTGATCTCTGCGGTAAACTCAGTCTTCATCTATTCTGAAAATAAATCGTTTATTAATAATAATTGGATTGTTCTTGTCATCTAAAAGTAATAAATAGTCTCTGGTAGATTTGTTGGGGTCGCCACTATTAATCAGCTCCCACACTTCAGTAACACCTTCCTTTACATGGGTTCTAACAAATTCGCCGGTTTTCTTCAACGTGAATATAACAGCCATTAATAGCAGAGGTCTAATTGAATTTTACTCTTTTTTATTACAGTTGTCAAAAGAACGTAATTATTTAACCAATTGTATAAATGGGTTTTTTATAGAAAATCTGTATAGCTTTTAAGATTAGGAACGTATCCGTGATAGTGCCACATATAATAGATTTCTTGTTCATTATACTGATAAGCCGTTTGTATAGCGCTTTGTACCCTATTTTTATATTCTTGTTGAGTTTCCATTTTCTCTGCTGTTTTTATTAGTGGGTTCATAGTTTAATTCTACGTTTTTTTGTTAATTTGTCAATCGCCGTTTCCTAATTCTTAAGATTACTTCATCTACTTTTTCTTCAAATAATAGTTCAAGATTTCCTGTATTTAATCTTTCGATAAATCTTCTCAGTTTGTCTTTGATTAAAGATAGTCGGGCCATCCCCGCCAAAGGATGAGACTTGACGATGTTGATTAGATCATCAACTACCAAATGAGTATAGGCTAGGGTCGTTTCGAGTTTCTTGTGTCCCACTATTTTCTTGACCTTAAAAGGGTTTTCATCGTTTTGGATACACTCGGTGATAAATGAGTGTCTGAAAGTATGGGCTGTTATTATCTTATCAATACCCATGAGTTTTGCTCGAACCTTTAATTCAAGGTTAAACCGTGAGGGATTAAGACCGCCTAGATGTGATCCGAATATAAACCCATGATTATAATGGGGAAGTTTGCTTATAAGTTCCTTGACTTTTGGGGCCAAAGGGACGCTTCTTGCTTCTCCAGTCTTTGATTTCCTAATGACAAAACAATCATTTATGATATCTTCCCATTTAAGACAGGTAAGTTCTGAAATACGCAGTCCTGTTAAGGATAGGGCATAGATCACGCACTTATACCTATAGTTTATCTTTCTTTTATCCTTCTTTCGTAGGGTTTTCACTTCAGCAATCTGCTTTATCTCCTGGGGAGTAAGAGTTACGATGAATTTCTTATCTACTTTCGGCGTCTTATACTTAAATACAAATCTATCGCCGGTAATCTCTCCGATGTGCCGGAGAACAATAATATAGTTTCTTAGAGTGCCTGACTGGATTTTACTTCTAAGCTCTGAAATGAAGATGTCGCAGTTTTCCTCATTAAACTCAATATTCTTAAAGTATGCACTGATTTTATTAAAAATAGACCTAAAAGTAGTGATGGTGCTTTTCCTGTTCCCGTTAAGAAAAAGATTGTTTTCAAACTGGTCAAGCGTTAATTTGAACATAAAAGGGCACTTCATATTACCCTTTTTCCTACTCTATTATCAAATACGCTTGACAATCAGAAATAACCTGTTTATACTTAAAACAACATTAAAAATTAGCTTCTTTTACGATCTTAATTATATCATCTTTAAGATCGTAAAAAAGCGGAAATAAGGGTGATATGACAAGCCATAATGACAAGAATTATAACAAAATAAATGTTACAAATCAACCATCGGAAGCGCATGAGTTAGTAAATCTATCATACAAGGTAATTTCAAGTGATCTTATCGGATTGATCGCTCGTGAATTTAGAATTAACTATACCCTACGAAAACTGACTGAAAAAATAAATAATGCTTTAAAACCTCGAAACATCAGCTACACATTTCAACGCATAGATCAGTTAATCAAAGAGAAAGAGGGTGAGAATAAATGAAAAAACCAAATTTTAAAGAAATATTGAAAGTAGTAAAGATATTTTTTGCCGGTGTTGTTTTAACTTTGGTGATTATGGCGATGTTTTGGGTAAACAAGCATTATAGGGCGCTTGCGACTGCGATAAGTTACCCAGAAGTAGTTGAAAGTTTAAAAATTGAGAAACAGTTTAATGTTAAAAAATAAAGACCGAGCGCAAACTCGATCTTTATTGTTAAAAGTTCTAAAAACTTTATGACAAATATAGCAGAAAAAAAGGAAAAGGTCAATATGAATACCAAACAAGAAATAATGACAGTCGTAAGAACACTTACCTGGTTAAAGCTCACAAACGAGCAACAGGATAGTTTTTTACATGATCTTTATCGATTGCTTAAAAGATGGGTCGTCGCAGAAAATTATAAATTAAGCCAGAAAGAAGAAAAACAAATCTCAAGGCTTTTAAATCAATAATATGACAGATCTTTTACCGAAAGGTTATAAGGAAATTGGGAATTATATGAAGTTTGAGGATGGCGAGAACAAATTTAGAATTTTATCCTCAGCTATCGTTGGATGGGAATACTGGAACGAAGATAATGAAGGCAATCGCAAGCCGATAAGAAAACGCTTAGATGAAGATTTAATAATGAGTGAAATCCAAGAACCAGACAAGGTTAAAAAGTTTTGGGCTTTTATCGTTTGGAATTACAAAGATGAGGCGATCCAGATACTTGAACTAACCCAAAAAGGATTAAAACAATCAATTCAAGCGCTAATTAACAGTAACAAATGGGGATCACCGGTTGACAGTTATGATCTTATAATCCAAAAAGCAGGAACAGGACTGGCGACAAAATACACAGTTGTACCGGATCCAAAAGAACCAACCGAAAAACATATAAAAGAAGCTCTTAAAAATAAACCAGTTAAACTAAATGCTCTATTTTCAGGAGAAGATCCGTTTCTTTTTTCAAAAGAGGGAGTTGAAGATGTCAATCCTGATGATGTAAAAATCTAAACATGGATAACCCATTACAGATTAAATGTCATTGCGGAAAAGTATTGACGGCTGGTGAGCGCAAATACAATGAGGAGATAAGGAGCCGTCATAGATTATCTTATCAATGCTATAAGTGTTCCCAAGAAGAGATTGAGGAAATCAAATCAAAACATATTTGACAATTAGAAAGCCCTGAACTTCAGAGGTCTGTTCAGGGCAGACACCAACCGCTTGTAGGGGACGACGGTTGATGTTTAGAAGTTAATAAAAACGTATGTGTCAAGGAGTAGCATATTTTGCTAATAATAAAAAGGCTTTGTATGCCAAAAAAACCGTTTCTCATAGTGAGGGGGCAGAGGAGTTAAAAATTGACGAGGATAAATATCGAAAGTTTGAATATCTTTGGTGGGATAAGGAAATCAATCATGTTCATTATGATGAAATAGCCGAAAACATCTTGAAAAAGATCAGCGTGGTTAAAACAACCAAACTCGTAGAACAAAGCGTTAAAAAGAATTTTAATACTGATACTAAACTTGCTAAATGGTTAAAGAAAGTTCCTAGTGAGTGGGATAAGCTACTTGATCCGAAGTTTAAAAAACTAGCAAGAAAAGTTAATCCTCTTTTACTTACTTTCTAAGATAAAATAGAAAAGTTTAAAAAAGAACCAATAAAAAAATACAATCCATATCAAGCAACTAAACTTCCTAAATTAAAAGATATTAAAAAAAGACTGCCTAAAAAGGTCGGGGATCAGGTCGGGGATCAGGTCTGGGATCAGGTCTGGGATCAGGTCTGGGATCAGGTCTGGGATCAGGTCGGGGATCAGGTCGGGGATCAGGTCAGGGCGACCTCATATTGGGCGGTAAAAGTCGTTCTAGGACTTTCGATTAAACATTGGTTCTTTAATTTTCTAAAGCTCGGAGTAATGATAGTGTTTATAAAAGGAAAAGCTAAAGTGTTTGGTAAGAAAGGTAAGTATTTAGGCGAATATGATGAAAAGAAATTATTTAGTTAATTAGAAGTTCGGGACGAAATATGAAGACTCGGATCGTTCATACGAAAATTTACGATGACGATTGGTTCAATACCCTATCGATAGTGTATAAGATGCTGTTTATTTACTTCTTCACCAATTCAAGAATTGGTCTTACGGGTATCTACCAACTTTCAGACCGGATTATAAAATTTGAGACTGGCGCCACGCCTGAACAACTACAAGAAGCAAAAACCTTGTTTGAAAAAGACCGTAAAATTTTCTTCTATAAGGATTGGATTTATGTCGTTAAGTCGAGTATATACGGTGGGTATTCTGGTCCTAAAAATGCCGTTGCTTATGATAACGAAAAAGAGAAACTCCCTAAGGAAATAAAGAAATATTTTAATAATAAGGTATCGATAGGGTATCAATACAGTAGCGATACCTCTATAAATCATAAATCAGAAATCATAAATCATAAATTAAAAACGATAAATAAGAAATCAAAAAGTCTTAATGAAGAAATCAAAGAAACCCTTAATACACCGGAAGACCTTAAATGGAAAGAAAGGTTTGGATTAGCCGCTAAAAGAATTAGTCAGGGTGCCATTATCCTTTCATTCCTACTTCTTCCTTTAATAAAACCGATCCAGGCTACAACTGTTTCAATACACTATCAAATCTCATTTAGACCCACTAGAGCCTATAAGTTGGTTGTAAAAGAAAGTTCATCTCTTCTAAAACCCAAGATTTCTGAAAACCAGCGTGGCTCTGGTGGTTCAAAGATAATTCCATTCCCTAAGTTACTAACTCCTCAAGGAAAAAAGAATAGAGAAAAAGCCCTTGTTTATTTAAGCAAATACTATCAAGGAGATGAGTTAATAGCCGCCGACAACATCCTCAAGAAAGAAGCCGGATATAGATATGACGCTGTAAATGAAATAGGTTGCGCCGGCATGGTTCAGGCTTGTCCGGCTTCTAAATTAGGTTGTCCTTTAACAGAGGACGGGATTTTATGTCAGACACAATGGTTTATCGGATATTTAAACAGGCGCTATGGTTCACCAACCCAAGCGTGGCGTTTCCATTTACAAAATAATTATTACTAATATGACACCGATTGAAACACCTAACACAATCCACATCAAGATAGTCGAACCGCCGATTGCCGGAATGTTCTATATCAGGGATAAATGGTTAAAGAAAGCCAAAGAAACTAAAAAAAAGATTGTTCTTGAATATAACGGAGAGAAGTATGTAGCGACCTATAAGGAATGGATGAAAGGCGCAAAGAAGATGGAGAAGGTATTTCTTATTAAAGAACAGCCAATGGTGCTTTTTGGAAATTATATCCGGCGCTTTCTCAAACAAAACCTTCAACCTATTAGTTGGACTGAAGAAGGAGCATTAAAAGTTGCTACCGCTTGGAGGAAAATAGAAAAATCAATATGAAAAAAATCTTTAGATGGAAATTTTTAAGAACAGGATTAAAAAGCCAGAGCAACGACCTTAAATGGAAAATAGGCAAATGGAACAAGGTAGAAGGTAAGCTCTCCATGTGTAACTGGGGGCTTCATTGTTCGCGGGAACCCTATGACGCTTTTTCATTTATTCAAGGGGAGATACTGGCAATGGTTGAGTGTAGAGGGAAACATTTAATAGAAAAAGAGAAAGAGTGCTGGGAGGAACAAAGAGTGGTTAAAGCCTATAAATGGACTAAAAAAGATAGTGTGGCTTTGGCTATCTACTCGGCAGAACTTGTAATACATAATTTTGAGAAAAAATATCCAGAGGATAAAAGACCACGACTAGCGATAGAGGCAGCTATTAAATGGTCAAAAAATCCTACTAAGAAAAATAAAGAGGCTGCTGGGGCTGCTGAGGCTGCTGCTGGGGCTGCTGGGGCTGCTGCTGGGGCTGCTGGGGCTGCTGCTGGGGCTGCTGGGGCTGCTGAGGCTGCTGCTTGGGCTGCTGAGGCTGCTGCTGGGGCTGCTGGGGCTGCTGCTTGGGCTGCTGCTTGGGCTGCTGGGGCTGCTGCTGGGGCTGCTGGGGCTGCTGTAATTAAAAAAATACAAACATATTTCAATAAGTTGGTTAAAAAGTTAAAACCTTTATGAAAAAAATAAAAACTCTACAACAAATAGCTAATAAACAAGGTATCAGCCGTCAAGCTGTTTGGTTAAAAACAGCGAAAGGTAAGGCCTACCGAAAGGCCTACCAAAAGTCTAATAAAGATAAGGCCTACCGAAAGGCCTACCAAAAGTCTAATAAATATAAGGCCTACCGAAAGGCCTATTATAAACAAATTCATATTCCTATATCTAAGTTAAGAAAATTAGGACTTATTAAAAGTTAATTCCCATAGATAAATATGAAAGAAATATATATCTCAACACAGGCAGAATTTGACAAACTGCCAAAAACATTTAAAGAGTTTACCTATATCTATTTAAAAGATACTAAGGAAACGATATTTGTCAGAGTGGCTTGGGAAAACTCAACAGTAGAGGCTTGGGGAAACTCAACAGTAGTGGCTTGGGAAAACTCAACAGTAGTGGCTTGGGGAAACTCAACAGTAGTGGCTTGGGGAAACTCAACAGTAGTGGCTCGGGAAAACTCAACAGTAGTGGCTTGGGGAAACTCAACAGTAGAGGCTCGGGAAAACTCAACAGTAGAGGCTTGGGAAAACTCAACAGTAGAGGCTTGGGGAAACTCAACAGTAGAGGCTTGGGGAAACTCAACAGTAGTGGCTTGGGAAAACTCAACAGTAGTGGCTTGGGGAAATGTCGCCACTTATCTACAATCAACTAACGCAATCGTTACCTTGTTTATGTATGCAGTTTGTTTCGTGACTTCGCTTGGTAAGGTAATTAAAAAATCCAAAACAGCGACAATTATTAAACCTAAAACAGAAAAAGGTTTAAAAGGTTGGCTCAATAGTAATGCGGTTAAAAGAGATACGAAAGGTGATTTTATCATTTACAAGCGGGTATCAAAAGACTTTAAAACTCAAGAGGGAACCTCAAACGAATTTAATTATCCAATTGGGAAAACGGTTAAAATAAAAGACTGGGCACCTAAAAATAACGAGTGCGGGGCGGGTAAACTTCACGCCTGCTCACGACCTTATTTTTGCGATGAGTTTAGAAATTCGATTAACGACAAATATATAGCAATAAAAGTCAATAAAAAGAATGTCCATGTTTGGGATAAAAACCCCTCTTATCCCCACAAGATAGCTTTTAGAACAGGGAAAGTATTATACGAATGTGATAAGTTTGGATTAAAAATTACTGGTCTAAAATGAACTTTAAATACGAATATTATAAAAATCAAGAAGATGTCAGACGGCATATTCAAAAGTGCGAGGGAAAACATACCCAACAGGCTATCTATAGCACTTTCCATGACGGACTGACTCAAGTTTGTTTTGGCTGTAAAAAGGTAAGAAGCACGTTATTAGTTAATTCCCATAAATAAATATGGCAGTAGCAATAAATACACATCAATACGAAGAAGCAATAGATAAAGAAAGATCATTTATAAAAATAGGTGAAGTAAGTTTGTTTTGGGGCTTGGTTAAATATCCAACAGGATATTATCACGAAAAGTTTACATATTCAGGACTGTGTAAAAAATGCGGACAGATAGAAATAAATGAAATCCACGGTCATTTTAAGTTGGATAAAGCCCCCAAAGGCTAGTTATAAATTTTAAATAAATATGAAAGCACTAACCAAAAAAGAGGTCTTGATTGACCTACGGAATGTTCAGTTAAAAAAGTATTTTGAACTGGAGGTCTTGATTAAAATAGAAGAATTTAGCGGACACGATAAAAAAAAGCTATTTTCACAACGAAATGAGTGCGAAACAAAAATAAAAATCATAGATAGCATAATAGAGAAACTCGGAACTCATAATTTTTACCCGATTGATACTTATATAAATGATTAAAAATTTCCCATAAATAAATATGTCCAGTAAAGATAAGAAAATAAAAATACCGAAAGATAGACTAAAACAAGGGACTCTTAAGAAAATGACCAATGAGATGATAGAAAAAGGAATATTTATGTTAGATGAAGGTAATTCTGAACGGTTTGTCGCAAGGGAACTTGGGGTATCAAGACATACCGTCAGGATACATTGTAAAAGAGGATATAAGGAATTATTTAGAAAAATATATAAAAGTTATGATTACTTGAAAACCCAACCTAACCAAATAGAAAAGAGAGGACAAAATTCCCGAAGAAGATATCAAATTTTATCGGAACTTTATCCCAAAGAAATGAAAGAATATAGGAAAATTCAAAAAGATAAAATACCAAAAGAATATTTTAGATTAAAGTCAATAGAATTTAGAAAAAAACATCCTGATTATTGGAGAAAATATTATTATGAAAACCCCTAAAATTGACTTTGGTTTGGAGAAACCTATGAGAAAAGAAGAATATAAAAAAATACAGAAAGAAAATTGGTTAAGAATAAGTAAACTTATGGAATTAAGGATTGACCAATTGAAGCAATTAGACCCAGAACATTGGTGGGAATTATCATTAAAAGACAAGTTGTATACTTTTTTATGTAAACAATTAGCCTTAATAAAAGGAAATGATATTTACCCAACTATGACAATAAGTGAAGAAGACATTAAGAAATTAGCGGGGAATATAATTAGCCCAGAAGAATACATTAAATTATTAACCACCTATGGAAAATAAAATAAAAGGGATTGAGAAAATTTTGGAGAAGTTTAGCAAGAAATTCGTTGACCATTGGGAAGGTCTTGGCAAGGCTGTTGTTTATCCATTAAAAGAGGGGGTTTCATCAATAATCCCTGCTGAAGATGTAGAAAAGTGGCTCCGTAAAGAACTATCAGCTTTAGTGAGGGAGGAAAGAAGGTCTATAATTGAAGAAATAGTTGCTATTGAAAAGAGAAACATTGATGAAGAGTCTGATACTTATGATTTTGATAGTTTTGCGGAAGATATGATTTTATGGTTATCAAGGAATAAAAATTTACAAAAGAAATAATCAACAGTTAAAAAATATCGTGATATTTAGCAAAAACACCATGAAAGCGCTTGAAGAAGCAAAACTAACTAAAGAATACATTTCAAGTTTAAGACCGATAAAGTATGGGTGTCCTAAGCCTGTGAAATCAGCTACAGCATCTAAAATAAGGGGCAAAACAGCCCAAAACAAGCGGGTTAAGGTTAAAAATGGTATTATTCCTACCTATCTCAAATGGGGAAGTAAATATCATAATACTCCCAGCCAGTATAAGGGGCGAATATACCACTCTAAATTTGAAGCAGAGTATGCCATGATTTTAGATGATATGATAAAAAATAAGGAAATCCTTAGTTGGTTACCACAGGTAACATTACGTTTGGAGGTTAATAAAAAACTTGTCTGTAAATATATTGCGGACTTCTGGGTGTTTACCACAAGCGGAGAAGAAATACACGAAACAAAAGGTTACTTTACACCTATTGCTAAATTAAAATGGAAATTAGCTCAGGCAATTTACGGTAAGAAATATAAGTTTGTGTTAGTGAAATAAGGAATTATTATTAAAAAAATATGAGTCAAAATGATGTAATCTATTTAAATACAAAAACATTTAAAGTTACCCATACTGATATTGAAAATGGCGGGAGTTATATTGGTTTCCATGAATTCAAGAGCCTTAGAGCCGCCATAAAATACGCCAAGAAATTACAGGATGAGGTAGAGCCTGAGTATGGTATATGTCTTATTGGTTGATAGTTTAAAAAAATATGAGAGGGTATGGCTCTATTTATGTATGAAACCAAGAAATTCATTTGAAGTAGCAGAAAAATGGAATCCAAAAATATTAAAATCCATTATAAAAGCTAATAAATTATTTAAACCCAAGAAGTATGAAAAAGAATTGGCTATGAAAAAGAATTGGCGGGGTTTACTTCAAAAAACTTTCATTTATAGCAATCGAGAACAAAGAATTTGCTGGCGGAGAAAAACTAAATATGCTGGTTCTTGGGTAGGCAGACCTATTGATGTAAACGATATTATTGCTTATATTAAAGAATTTTTACTTCCTAAAAACGGTAACTGAGTGTTCAAGATCGTTTTCATGATTAAAAGCACTCTCCCTTATAATCTCGTAATCTTCAACAAAATCATACTGAGAGGTAAGAAGTTCCGCTTTCCAGTTACAGTCCTGACATTGAGCGAGAAGTCTTATTGGATTAGGACTTTCAGGGTTGCCGATAAACGGTGATAGTTTTTCCATTATTTCTCCTTATTCTTTCGTTTTGTCTTTTAACTATTTCCATTTGATTTAGTGTCAAAGTTAACACCACCTCAGAGTTAAATTCCTCTAACTGTTCATTGGACATTGTTTCTCTAAGGATGGGTTTTATCTCCACTTCCAAACAATTCTTAGACTTTAATCTATGGGCTTCAAACAAGGCTATTCCGAGATATGCTTGTGATACTATTGCTAATAAACCGTGAGGATTACAAAAAACTTCAAATTGACGCCCTCTTTCCATTTATATAGGCGATAGTCCTTTAGCTTGTCCCATTTTCTTTGATTTTTCAAAAAGATATTTATCCAAAGCCCGAAGGAAAATTAAAATAATATTAACAATTACCATTTTTAAGACAATATCTTTATTCTCAATCCAGATAATAAGCTGGCCTGGAATTGAAAATAAGGTAACTCTAAAGGCTTCTTTTAAAGCCTCAGATAATGGAGTAGCAAATTGTGATGACCAAAATCTGATTTTATCTAACATAATTTTCACCTCCTAATTCCTAAGCCCAAACTTTTCAAATAGCCAATCTTTTAGCAAAGTAACCCCGAAAGCAATAATGGCGAATATAATAGTCGCTTTTGCCACAAACTCATCTTTAAACCTTTCTAAAACGGTTATTCTTTTACTATCTTCCTTAACATTAGTTTTCATCTCAATCATAATCACTTCGATATTCTCAAGTTTCTCGGTTACTCCTTTAAGTTTTTCATCAAAGAGTTTTTCGATCATTTCCAACTGGTTTTGATTTGATAAGTTCATGTGTTAACAATAACTTTTATCTTATCAAGACGGTCTTGTAAGGTGAGTAATGCTTTTTGGCAATTACCCAAATTAATTGCTAATGTTTTTTTCTCGTTGGTGAGGTTTTCAACCAACTTTTTCTGTTCTTGCAGTTGTTTATGAAAGCCATCAATCTTTGTCGTATCTGCGACAGGTGGAGTTGGCGTTGATGGAGCTGAGAAAATTGCCTCTTTTGACTTAAAATAAGCAACCATTCCTTCAACAAGCAGTTTGGCAATTTTGTTAAAATCTTGGCACTTAACTTTATCATCTGCGTTCGTAAGCGTTCCCAGTTCAATAAGAAATTGTTTCGTATTTTCTCCTGTATCGTTAAAAGCATAATATTGATTTGTGTTGATAGTCCTATGTTCTTGAGCAAATCTGATACCCATAGGATTAAAATAATAATCGGCTACCTTTGTAGCAAAAGCCCAGTCCTGATCTTTGGTGGCAGAAGGTAGAGTCCCTGCGTCTACCAGTCCGCCATTATAGTTTGGATTGGTTGAACCGTCAAAATGTAAAGCAATAAAATAATCGGCCAATTTCCCGTTTTTGACTGTCGCATCATCATAGGAAAGTTCAATCTTGTCGGAGTATTGGCTGTCAATGATTGTCTTAATGGCGTAATAAACCTTTTGGATTAGTTCAAGCTCTCCACCTGTTCCTGTTTGACCTCCGCTAGCATTCATATGACCATTTTGGAGTGTTAATTTAATTTTATTCATAAGTTTATAAAAATGATTTAAATTTGTTTTCCATATTAAGCTATATCAAAAGAACCAATTATCGTAAGTTCGTCTGATGTTGTAAAAGTAAACGGAACTGTTGCTGTTAGTGCTGTTGCTGTTAAATAAGTACTATCTGTTTTAGTACAATAAAGACTAATTACCGTTGTGCTTGTTTGTATTCCTACTCCTGTATAGAAATAGGGCGATGTACTTGCGTCATAAAGAGCAAGAACGTATTGCGCTCCTACATTAACGGCAGTTAGTGGTGTTGTAAATGTTGGACCTGTTCCTATAGCTGATGAAGAACCAAGAATAAATTTGAATATAAAATAACAGGTTTTTCCACTCAAACTAAACCTTGCCGATAAGGTTCCGTTTGTATTTGTTATATTAGCAAGTGTTGGAGTCCAGTTAAAAGTAGAGGGAAAAAGAAACGGACTTTCCTCATGGGAGTAATAGGGCGAAGCAATTGCTGCGTTGGTTACTGTGTAATCTGAACCCCCTGTTACCGTTAACAGCGTGTCGTCTACCGATAGTACATAAAAATATTTGGTGGTAGTTTGAATTATTCTGATTTTGTCATCAGTAGAATATTTTAACAATGCTCCTGCTGGGACAGTAATCGTAGTAGGTGAAGCATAAGCCCATGTTTCGTTAGCTAAAATCCAACCATTAGAAAGATTCACCCCCGCATCAGCCAAAGATTTTGGAGTAACAATCGTTCCATCGGAAGTTCCAGTTGTTATGTTGGCTCCACTTGCTTTGAGAGTAGTAACTGTTGCTGCTTTATGGGTTCCATCTTGATTATGTTCCACGATAACTCCATCCACAGCATCATTCCAGTCTTTAGCATTCCAAACCATCTCAACTACAGCTCCCGCCGAGTGGGCTTGATCATTTGTTTGATCTACTCCTCTTGTATAAGAAGTTAGATTAACACCATCAAACGTTCCCCTAATTCTCTCCATTTTGGTAGGGGTAGCTTTGCCTGATGAGTCAACCCTGTCTATTGTCAGGGTAATTTCGGTATCTTCCGGCAGTCCTGATCCTGCGGGAGTAATGGTTTCTCCCGTACCTGTTGAAATGCCTGTTGATAACGTCGATGAGTAGAGAGAAGTATATTTAAAAAAGTGATTCGACATATTTAAAAATTAATTGGTAATTCGCCATGCTGCCGGTGGCTTCGTCTTCAATGGGACGCCCTCAATAATAAATCCCAATAACGTATAATCAGCATTCATTGAATTAGTTGTAATTTGAAATTGAATATCTCTTATTTTTTTTCTGATTTTGACGTAACGGGTATCTGACGTATCGGCAAATGTAGTCGGAGTTCCTGCTGTATCTCCCATTTCGATAGTCCCCATAAGATCAAATCCCATCCCAGTCATTGAAATTAGATTTGAGATAGTAGCCGTTCCGATACTTGAAAAAGGAGTTGACCGACCTGTTCCCGTAATTGAGAAATTGACCGATCCACGTGGTGAACCAAGTTTAATATAGACTTTTTTAACCTTCATAAAATCTTTCCAAAGTTTAGACAAAGGATACCGACCGGAGATATATGAAGTGTAAAAAGCCGTTCCTAAATCGCCCTTAACGTTTGGAGAAATCTCAATTAGTTTATTTCCAGTATTTGGAACATATAATAAATGACTGTTTTTTGAAGTATCGGTATATTCTAAGAATTGCTTAGCCCCAATAGACCAATCTACTACCCAATTTATTCTCTCAGTATCATAGTACATTATTCTATTGTTGATAGTTCCAGCTGTCGGAACTGAAAAGAAAACCTTAGCATCATAGAAATAACCACAAACTTTATTAATCGCTGACCCAGTGAAACCCTGAATATACGGTCTTATTCTTGATGAAAGTTCATTAGTTCTTAAAATTCCGTAAAAATTCTTCTCCGGCCCAAGCGTAAACATACCACGCCTGTTGAAAAACCAGATGTTATTATTATCTGCCGTTACTGAGAGTTGGCTGTCAGTTCCCGATGAGCCGACTACCTTGACGGCTGATGGGATCGAGAAGGAAGTATCCCCAACAGTAGCAGTTGAAATCTCGATCTGCCAAACAGCGCCTCTACCTTCTGGCGTCCGACAAAGTACCGTTGCCATTCCCTGTCCAGTCCCTGACTGGTAATGTCTGACAGCAGTTGGCATTTCACGCCCTCCTTTTTCAAGGTTAATCCACCCTCCGCCGTAGAAATCGGAGAATGAACCTATCCGTGTTCCTGTCCCTGAAAAATAGGCTGTATATTTATTATTCGGATCGTTAGTCGCCCAAATCCTGTTACCTGAAAGACACATATCCTTAAATTTAGGCGCTGTAGTTGTGTTTGAAAGAGGCGGTTCAATATATGGGTTGATGTCAAGCGTTCCATCATCCTTGAAGGAATTAGTAGTGGTTGAACCTAGTAAATGCTCGTCTCCTGTCTCATCTCCTACATAGACTTGATACCGATTAAATGTTCCTGATGCCGGAGGAGTCCAAGTCCATGTAATATACTCGCTGGCAGAAACCCAAGTATCCCGTAGCTTTGAACAGCTGACTGAAGCCTCTGTCGATCCTGTAGTCTCTCCGATGTCATTTAGTGCCGTAACCTGCGCATAGTAAACATAGGTTGATCCGGTCATTCCTGAAGCGGTTGCCGCCAGAGAGGTTGGGACAGGAACAGACTCGTAGGTGTGTAGATCAGTTCCGTCATATCTAACCAGATTGTCTGTCCCGTTGGCGATATATAAAAAAGAGGCAATCTGAAGAAAATAACATTGGATATCTGGAGTAAATAATGCTCCTGTAAGTGGAGTTGCCGTTCCTCCGTCCTGTGAACTATAAGCTATGCCTCCAGAAATGACGATAAGTTCAGTAGTTCCATCACTTTTTACATATTCTGCCGCACCATCAATAACATCTAAATGATCTGCTCCGTAGTAAGCTGTTCCCCAACGTGGATGCCATAATCCGTCCTGAACCTGAAGAAGATTGGTTGCCTCTTTTGCTTCGTGTAAACCGATTCTGGCTTCATCCAGTAATTTGTTTACACCACCGTTAAATTTATCCAATGGTATATAGACTGTTTTTTTCATAATTAATCACCAAATCCAATATTCCCCCCCTTCAGGGTTTCTTTTATAACGTCATCGACTCCTTCAAGACCGATTATATTATTGGTTGCCATCTGGTCAAGCCGACTTTCTGCCTCATCCATGAATACTTTAAATTGGTCAGGGTCGTCATCTTTCATAAACATTGCGGTTACATAAGCCACGATGAAATACGGGTCATCCATTTCGGTAGTTGAGGAAGTGGCCGTAAAAGTAGTCGCAGTCTTGTAATATTCGTAAGAAATTGTGTCTCCTGTAGTTAAGGTCAGTTCGGGATTGAAGTTAAGAGTAAATCCGTCCTTCTGGTTTCCTGTAAAATAGCAGTAGTGATAAGTGCTATCATCAAGTGAAGGAACATAGTCAGGCCCAACAACATCCCAGTAGGTAGAATTTCCGTTTCTAACTGTCCTCACATAACTTGCCGGATATTTCATGTCAGTCGGACAATCGTAGGTATAAGTTCCTGCCGTTATCTCCTTAACAACATCTGACGCTGATGCTGAAAGAGGAGTCCATAAACCTTTCCATCTAATAGGAAGCTGTGAGCCCGATCTTGAATTGATATAGTTCTCCCACTTATTAATAGCCTGATTTGCCCATCTTCGACCCGCTAAATAATCTTCTGAAGAAGAGTCCCAACCGGTAGTATCGCCTTCTACGTTTGTGTAGGCGGCGTTTAAGATATTTGCCTCCGTCATTGCGCTCATATTTTTATAAAAGAATTTTTAACCATAAAAAAAACGACCTTGTCAATTCCGAGAAATCGGAACTAACAAAGCCGTCTGAAAAATTTAATTCAGCAAGACTTTACTTTGAACAATTTAATTATATTCTTTTAATTCCTTTTGTCAAACTTAACTTAACTTTCTTCGGTTCTTTGATCACCGGCAACTTGATTTTCTTTAGTTTCTTTGGTTTCCCTAGTTTAAGTTTGATTGTTTTTAGTTTAGGCGGTTTAGTAATCTTAAAGGTAACTTTCTTGGGTTTTGCTGGTGCTTTTAGCTTATCGGAAATTGTCTTAAGTTTAGCCAGTTCCGCTTCCGCCTGATCTGATGTGTAAAATCCTTTCTCGTAAAGTGTATAAATATCATTAGCTTTTTTGGTAATTTCTCCTTTGTATTTAGAGACTGATTTTTTATCAAGCTCTGTATTACCTGTTAATGTAGGTTCTTTCGGTTGGAATAAGAAATCTATCTTTTTTATCGTGTCTCCGTCTTTATATAGAAAGTAATTTCTTGACAACATCGTGTCTTGATTAGAATATTTAAGTTTAGCCTTATCCATCTCTAAATTACCTGTTCCTGTTTGAGAGGTAGTTGGTGTTCCTTGTTCATAGTCAGTCTTCATTTTGTTGATAACGGCATTTTGTTGAAGTTTTTGACCTCTTTCCTGATACATTTGTTCATATTCGGGTCTATTTGTCGTAATATCATAAGGAGTAGCCAAATTTATTCTTTCTCTAGTTGATGGTTCGCCAAAAGGCATCGTATAGTTGGGTAATTGCTTACTGGCAAACGGGATATTTCCTTGTAACTGTTGCATAAACCCTTTCGGCTTTCTATAAACATTATCTATTATTGTTGAAACATAGCGAACCAACCCTTCAAGTGGAATAACCTGTCCTGTAGTATAGGCGAGGTTTTTAGGAAGTGTATAATCAACATCGCCTGAAGCCAGTTTTACAAAGTTATTTATTCCCTCTAAAAAAGTCTGTCCTGAAAAATATTCAGCCATTCCCATTAGACTTTGGGCTGCTTTTGTAATCTGGTCATCAGTTAAGGCTGTCCTTGATTCATCATATTGATATTTAAAAGCAGCAGGAATAGCTAAAGCCAATCCAAATGGTCCTAAATATTGCATAGATACCCACTTGTTACCAATCATTACTGAAAATGGTTTTCTTCCTGTAGCGTAAAATGCTTCTTTCTGTTTTGGATCGGTTGGTGCAGACCAAGTTGTTCTTCCATCTAATGCTACTTTAGCACCAACTGCCGTTACTATTGATCCAATCATAGCTTTAGCCAGTTGTTCTTGTTTGTTTACCGCCCCAGGAAGTGTCCCAACACCTAAAGGACTATATTCGATCCATTGTTTAGCAAAATTCATTGGTGTTCTGATAAAAGGAGCAAACCATCTGACAGCTTTAGGTGCTTTATACATCCAGTTAGTAAGCGAATCTATACCATTTAATAATTTTCCTTGTCCTTCTGGTTTTAATCCCTGTCTAAAAAGCGAATATTCTGCGGTTTTTATTGCTTCCTGTTCGGTTGCTCCTCTTGCCATTTCTCCACCCTTGATTAAAGCTGAAAAGAATTTATCAGCAGCCTCCATCGCTCTTGTAGGAATAGTCATAAATCGTGGAAGTTTATGAGTAGAAATATATTGTAAATCAGGTTTGGCTATTGGTGTTTCTCCCTTAAAAGATTTTACAAAAGCTTCAACCGCTTCTGGAAAACTTTTTAATGCACCCGTATAGTATTGTCCTACCCCTTTAATATCGCCTTTCATGGCTATTGTCGCCGGTCTTGTCAGAAATGTTTGAACTAAATTTGAAAAGGCATTTCTTAAATGAGTCCTCGGATTAGAAAGCATATTGTTATACCGATATTCATCAATAATCTGCCCGACTGACGGTTTGACAAAAGCCCGATAAAATTTAGATACTTCATTGGCATTGTCCCAATTAACTTTCATCGCTCCCTCGATTACTTTATTACTATCTGTTTCTGTTTTTAAAATATCTTTTAATATTTGTTGTCTTAATGATTCATCACCTGCATTAATTGATAAAGCTTGTAATTGTCTACCTTTCTCACCTGCATTTGAGGAAACCACTTTCAAAGTATCAACCAATTCTGTAAGTTTTGCTCGAAGTTGTGGAGTATTACCGGATTTAGCAAGTTGTGCAACTTCCTTATCTAAAGATACCATTTGTTGTCGAGCTTTTAAAAGTGCCGCTTCTGCCTGTAAGGTAGCATCTCTTGTAGTTGTTTTCTGTAGAATTTCTGATGTTTTAGCGGCTTTTACTACTTCTTCATTTGAAAGAGTTTTACCTTTAAATTTCTGTAGTTCTGGAGTAGCAATATCAATAGTTTTTTTAAGATTTGCCTTTTCTTCTGGTTTTAAATTTAATTTTTCAAGATTAACATTGTAAGCATATTTCTCTTGTGGTATAATTTCTCCTGATGTTCCACCTGGCGCCTGTGGGAGCTTTTGCCCTGATTTTATTACAAATAACGGTTTTTTATTGGCTTCTAAAGAAGTTGGAATCGTACCTAACTCACTGGCTGTTGATTGTTGGATTTGCTCTTGGATATTTTTTGGTAACTTCACTGGCACTTCAGGCTTTATTTTTGTAATTACTCCTCCCTGTACTGGGGGCTTCTCTTTAATTCCCATACTTACTGCAAAAATAGGATTTATCATTGCTCCTACTTTTATATCCTCAAGTTGTTTTTTGGAGATTAGTTTGTTTTTATATTGCTTTTCCGCTAAAGCAATTCTGTTCACATCCCCGATCATCCCTTTTGAGAAATATCTTTCTTTAGGATTGTAAACTATCTGCTTGTATAACCATTGGGCAATCTTTCCTTTCGGTGTTTTGCTTTCTAAAAACTCTCTTGTCTTATTTACTCCCGACTCACCAAATAAATCCTCTTTAATATTTAATGCTTGAGAAGGAATAAATCCTTTTAACATTGTTCCTACCGTTTGAGGATTGGTGAATAACTTTAAATTCTGTTGAAGATTGGAAATAGGCTGTCGTAATTGTTGGGGCATTTGAGGAGTAACGCTTCGGGCTAAAGTAGGAAATACCGTTGGTCTGGCCATTGCCTGAACATTACGAATACCTTGACCAATTGGGCCTTGTAAAGGTGGAGTAAACCCCTGAAACCAAGTCGATCTTGTCTGGGGATTAGCAATAGCGGAAACATTGCCTTGAAAGTTACTTACTCCCTGATTAAATAATTCTCCGATCTTGTTAGCAATATTTTTGAGTGTAAGTGCCATTTCTTGTTTCTAAATTAAATTTAAAATAACTTTCCCATTCTTCTTCGTGAAACATTATTAATTTATAATCACATCTTTCACATAATATAACCCTTTAAAAATTGTCCCTTAATATTACGATTTAAAGTTAATGCCATATTTATTTTGGATTAACTTTTAATAGCTATAGCCGTTATTTGGATATTTCTTCCAATCTGGTGTTGATCCAGCGCCATACCCAGTAAAACCAGGTAAATTAAAGTTGTTTCCTGAAAATGCTGGCATACCGGCAATCGGTTGAGCTTGGACTTGAGAAATAGGTAGTTGGGAAACAGCCTGTAAATTCGTTCTTAAGCTGTTTATGTCGGTTGAATGATTTGCCGCCCATGTATTCAAACCAGACATTAAATTATCATGTTGACTTTTGTAGTACATCGCCATCTGGGTCGCCTGATCTAACAAACTCTTAGATAGTTGAGCTAAATCAGAGCTTTTCTGTTGACCTGCCACCCCTTTTTGTTGCGTTAAGCTCTGTTGGGCTGTCTGAAACCATTGAGCGATACTGCCAAGTTGTGTATTCAACCAATTAGTGAGTTTGTTCTTCTCCTGATTGGTGATTTCATTTAAGCGTCCTTCTCTTGTATCAAGGTCTGCCATAATTGATTTGGTCTGACCCATGACGTTGCCTCTTTCTTTACTACCCATTTTTGTTAAAGCATAAGAATACATATTGGCGGCAGAACTGTCTCCTGCGCCACGTGATCCGAGCATTACCTGTCCGGCGTTCATCAGGTTCCCAATGTTACTTCCTACGTCTTTTAGGGATTTTACTTGATTTTCTGTTGCTTTAGTCCGTAAACCTTCGATGTCCTGTAGGGCTAAGTTCTGTTGGCCGGTTATATCTTGTTGACCACCCGTTGCTTGAGTTTGGGCTTGACTTTCAAGAGTTGATCTTTGTCCAGGTAGTTGACCCAACTGTTGATCAAGTGAATTAATATATGTGTCCCAGCCACCGGAGATTTCGCCTCTTAAGGCGGCATAAGGATCAACTGTTCCACCACCGCCTGCGTTTACGTCTGACTGAACTAGAGTTCCTTGACTATTAAGGTTATAACCTGCGGGAGTACCACCTGTTGATACTCCTTGAACTGCGGGAGCTGTTGTAGTTCCTCCCCAACTTCCACCACCACCTCCACCACCACCTCCACCTGTAATCGCTGGAGCTTGATATTCAGCCGCATAAACCGGATTTATAAATGTTGAACTTTTTGGCAATATTCCCCAATTTGCCAATGTTTCCGTAATATGATAATCGGGAAGTTTATATCCTCCTATTGACCATGTTCCTGTAGCCATATTTTTATATTTTTGGTATAATTAATAATGTGAAAATAAAAACTGTTTTTAAGTTGTTAAAATATTTAATTGCTATTCCTCTCCTTTTGATAATTTTTATTAATATTGCTTTTTGGTTTCTAAATATTATTTTTGAACCGTTACCTATCAAGATTTACCATGTAGGTTTTTGGTTCTTTTTCGTAACTTCATGCTTGATTTTTCACTTCCTAAAACATAAAGTCAGAAAATCTTAATAAACCACTCTTAATTTCTTTTCCATCTTTTTAAAGTTGTAACCTTTTTTCTTTTTCTTCTTGTCTTTTTTAAATTCTGCTTGTGTATGAGTTTTACCAGTTTTCATATTTTTCGCTTCGATTACTTTGTTTCCTCGAAACGCCAATCTTATCTTTGTTCCTTTTTTGTATCTGTATCTTACCCCTGGTCCTAGTGGCATATTTGATAATGGCAACTTCTAATAACCTAAACATGTTTTTTACCCATAAAAAAACCTGCCTATAAAATTCAAGACAGTACTAACTATCTTGAAATCTACAAGCAGGTTGATCGTAGAGAGCTACGAGCGTTCGCCTGTAACCTCGATAATATTATATCATATTTTTAAGAAGTCAAGAGAAGAATTATTTTTATTATTATAATGTATTGTCAAGTCAATACCTTTTTCAGCATATCGGAATATTCTTCGAGATGATTTTGAATTTGTGCCTCTTTAACCGTTCGTTTATATCCAGCTTCACCAAATTCTTTCCTTTTAGAGGGATTATCCAACATTAACTTTATAGCACTATACCATTCGTCTGCTGTGGAGCATAATAAACCATCTACTCCGTGAGTTACAACTTCATTATATTGACGAATTTTTTGTCCGATAAACGGAATTTTATAAGAACTTACTTCCCATCTTTTAATTGAGCTTTTACTTCTTGTATATGTATTATTGTCCAAAGGTACTAACATAAAATCAGTATCGTCCATAATTTCAGGCATCATTTTGATCCACTCAAAAAGGTCTTGATGTCCAAAAGCGATTTCATATCTTATACCCCATTTATTCTTAAATCTAGGAATATGCGAGCCGATTGTTGTAAAAGTAAAATTAGGGTATTCTTTCATTATTCGATCCAAACCCTCAACAAAAGCCGGAGAATAGAGATCGCCATGATGGGTTGAAGAACCAAAGTGAAGGGCCTTATAATAACCTCTGTCTTTAAACTTACACCGGTATTTATAAAGAGAAAGATCAATGTAATTTGGAATAACCGTAATTCCCTTCATTTTTTGAGCATTGAACTCCAATGAATGCTTGAGGTGTGAATTGGTGCAGGTAACATGGGCTACATCCTCCAAAACTGCCCTAACTACCACATTTCCCCAAGCACCTTTCTTAAATACTTCATGAGCTGGATTATTTGGAAGGATATTGAAAATATCATCATCTATATCACAAATTAACTTACGATTATATTTTTGAGCCAGAAGTCCCATTATCGCATAACCAACATCATTTGAGGTATAATTAAAATAAATAGCATCATAGTCTCTGAAAATATCCCGCCAATCAAAAGACTTATTCTGTGAATGATCATAAACTTTAACCTGAAACTCAACCTCCTTATCTTTATAACCGTCCAAATATTTGAGAGGTTGTATCACTCTAACATAATCTGTCCCTGAGACCTTATCGACAAAAGTATGACTAGGAAGCGCAAAGATTTTATAAATTTTCATTTTTGGGATTCATTTATAAAAAAATCAATCTTCTGACTCATTAATTTAACCAACTTTATGTAATGTTCCCGAAATGAGCCTGAATCAACTTTATTCCCTTCATCTTTTCCCCAAGATAGACCGTTAAAATCCTGACATAGTTCATAGTCGGCAAATTCCTCTTTCGTCCACCAAGAAGACAATACAACCACTCGACACCCACATAGACGGGCAATATCATACATTGCCGATACCGGATCGTATCCAAACATTACCTCAACCGTATTTAGATAATCTGCCAACTTTTCCTGATCTTCGGCAAATGGACGATCAACTATAAAGGTTCCTGGGACTGTTATATTGGGATTTCCTTTACCTATAAAAAGACATTTCCCTGACCTTCTTCTTTTTTGATCCTTAAACAGATTAAGGTTAATAATCGGAAGAAACATCAGATGATCCTCGTCAACTCCCATAGTATTGTAGAGCTTGGAGAACACGAATATCTTGTCAGTCTTATCAAAGACGGTTGGCCCTGGAGTTCCACCTGAAGTCATCATTCCAGGCTTTTGTAAGATATAACGGACTACAGTTTGAGCATTGAAAGGATTACCATTAACTATCTCAGGATAAACTGCGATAAAATCATCCTTAAATTTAACATTCTCCATAACAACCTCACCCTTAATCGCAAGCCACGATTTAAGTCCATGCATTACACGAATACCACCACTTGTTATACTGTAAGGTGGACAGAATATCGAATAGTATTTTCTCATAATTCTCCTATCTTTATGGATTTACCATAACTTCCTATAAGGTTTAAACGGTTAATAACTGGTCTTGGGAAACCCATCATCTCAAATTGTAACTTTGGAAGCCGTGATCCCATTGCATTGTGATATAGAAAAACCTGTTCTTTTCTACACATAACTTTAGTATCTTCAAGATAAAACTCTTTTTCCCGACCTAAACTCTTGCATCCATAGTAGTCCTTATTTTTGTCAAAAACCTTAAGTTTCATTTTGCTAACAATCGGGTCGTTGTAAATAACTAAATTCATAATATCGTTTTCCTTGCATTTATAGGTCATTGCATCTTTATTCTTTTCCTCCCATATATCCCAAAACCTCTTATTAGTTGAAGCAACAAGTCCTCCCTGTAAATACATATCTTCATTAATATTTTCAATACTTGAGTTCTCAAAATCGTTCTTGTTAATAGGACACCCAATGTCGTAGTCCCCATCTAAAATGGTAGACAGTCGGTCAAGGACTATATGATCCGCATCTAAATTCACTACCAAATCATATTTAGAAGTCAATAACTTAGCAAAAGTTGGTTTTGCCATATAGAAATTAACATGCTTTTCCTTAAAGACCTTCTCTACCATATCCTGCCGGAAGATCACAAGATCAATATCGGGATGAAATCTTTTGAAAGAATTTATAAGGATAGGAGTTCCCACCTGATAATAGTAATCATCACTAACAATGGTAAAAAATACTGATTTCATATTCCTTTAGATTTAAAACTTTGTCCGTAAACGCCAATTTTATATAACCAGTCAACTACTTCGGGTTTAAATCCCAACCTTTCAAACCTTAATTTAGGTAAAATAGGGCCTTTTGCCTGATGGTAGGCTTTTACTTTCTCTCCCCTCAACATCAATTCGTCATTTTCAATATACATTTCTTTCTCACGATTTAGGCTCTTACAACCGTAGTAATCTTTATCTTTATCAAAAATCTTTAGTTTTAATTTCTTTATTTCAGAATCGTTATAGATAACCAAATTTAAAGTATCGTTTTCTATCCGTTTATAATTTGAGGCGTCTTTGTTCGCCTCATCCCATTTCTCCCAAAATAAAGGTTTGGTTGAACCAACCATCCCTGCCTGTATATACATTTCAGCAGTGATATTATCAAAGTAAGCATTTTCAAAATCATTAAAGTTCCATACCCCACCCACTTCCCAATCGTCTTTCAATACCTCATCCAACCTACCTGTAATGATCGTGTCGCAGTCAATATTGATAACTTTGTCGTATTTATTCGTTAAGAGTTTACCAAAAACAGGTTTGGCGGTAGAGAACGATGTCTTTCTTTGTCCTGTTTTATCTATAACATATGATGTTTTTGCTTTAGGATCAACCCATTTATCAATCATGTTCTGACGAAAAACCACCAAATCTATATCAGGATGGAAATGATGGAAGGAATTAATAAATAAAATTCCTCCTCCATGAATATAGAAAAGGTCGGATATAATAGCAAACACAACCGTTTTCATTTTCTAGCTATGAATTTAGGCTTTAAACTAGTAAAACGGAATCCTGCCTCATTCATATTTTTAGCAATACTTTCTAAAATTCTTTGGTCGTGATATTCACCAATAATGGTTCCAATTCTGTTGGATACATTCTTAAATGCTTGTGATTCAAATAATTCTTTCTCACTGTATTCAATATCTACTTTAAGAAGATCGATATATTCAATAGAATACAATCTCATTAACTCTTCTATGGTAATTCCCTTAACAATTATTCCTGCCTTGTCATCTATTCTGCTTGAACCATAACAGAGATCGCCGTCAATTATGGAAAGAAACCTATCGCCTATGGAAGATGTTATGGCATATTCACAGGGTATAATTTTATCCAAATAGTTGTCCTCTATGGTTCTTTTTAAACAGACTATGGCTTTCGGGTTTGGTTCAACCGCATATATCTTTTTAGCGTAGGAATAGATATAGAAAGAAAAAGCACCAATATTAGCTCCCAAATCGACTACCGTGTCATAATTAAACAAAAACCTGTATTCTTCCCTTTTGATAACTTCTTCTATAAATCTTGGGTCATCAACCCATATACCAGTAGGTTTAATTGAATCTATAAAATATTTAATCATACTTTGATTTACCAACTTTCATACTTGTCAACAGAACAATCTCTAATAGAAAATTTCTTAATCTTCTTCTTTGGTTTCTTTAAAGATATTTTATTTAATATCATCCCAGCCAATTTACAATTAAGAAAGTTTTGATTTTTTTTCATGATTTTGTTAACGAGTAAAAAGAACTATTATTGCTGATGCGTCATACCGCCTTGCCTTGTAACCTAACTTCATCATATGTTCAACGATTTTAGGAAAAGTGGGAAAATGGAACTCAACTTCAAGTGCCGAGATTTTATCAGCGACCTTCTTAAAACTTTCACCCATTAAAATTTGTTCTTCATAACCTTCAACATCAAACTTAATAAAATCAACCTTATCAATCTTCTGTTCCTTAAATAAAGTTTCAAAACAAACCGTTCTCACCTTTTCTCCGCCTTTACCAAAATCCATTGCTAAAGAATGACAAGTCCTATTTTTAAGATGAAAGTTTAAAGTCATTTCTCCGTCTTTCTCGGTTAGAGCAACCTTCAGAGGTTTAACATTAGTCCACTTGTTAAATTCTACGTTCTTGGCCAAAGCCTCATAATGCTCCGAGCTTGGTTCCAACGCATAGACTATCTTTGAGAAGTCCCTTATATATTGTGTGACAATACCGATATTTGCTCCCACATCTATACAAACCATCTCTTTTCTTGTGTTAAATATATCAATATATATTCCTTCAAGATAAATTTCCTTGTAAATATAAGGAATATATAACGAGTCAAAACGAACATCAGGATAAAAAAGCGCCTTAAGCATAAATATTTTTTTTAAAATGTTTAACTGTTAATCTAAGACCTTTTTGAAAAGAGATAAATTTGAAGTGTGGCAATTCCTTTTTAATCTTCTCGCAACTCCCTATATATTTTGGAGCGAGTGTTTTATTTTTTATTCTATAAAAACCTAATAACTTTGCTATTTCAGACAGTTTTATACTTTTTGGTGGAACTATCCCATAAGACCCATATTTCTTTTTATGTAAAAAATACTTAATAATTCTTACTAAATCACCTACATATAAATAACTCATTTCCCTATTCTGATTTACTATTATTGTTTTTTTATTCAAACTTCTAATAATTGAATTAGGAATAAATTTATTTTTAATATCATCATATTTCCCATATACACCATATAAAATTAGATTAACAACCCGTCTATCATGTTTTATCAATTTTGCCTGAATTTCCTTAAATAATTTGTATTCTGGTCTTTTAGGATAATCATTGAATTGTGATCCGCTTCCAAATAAAACTATATATTTGACAGGCAATCTTAATATATTAAGAAGCATTGTCGTATTACAATATAGATTTTCGTTTCTTCTAGTTACCTCTTTTATGGCACAATGAATTACAGTTCTTACTCTATTTTCTCTTACAAATTTATTTAAACTATAATAATCTAAAATATCTAAATCAGGCGTAAGCACTTTTATTTTCTCGGCGATATTTCTTCCGATAAAACCTTTAAATCCTGTTAAAAGTATCATTATTTTCGTAAACTGATAAATTGTGGGCTATTGATTTCAACCATTTTTTTTACTAAATTAGGAATTCCCTTTTTTCCATCAGGCCAATATTGGATTATATTAGGTAAACAGTCTAAAATCTGTTTAGCATCTTTACTATGATGAGAAATACCATCTATCTCGTAATCTTCATCTCTACCACTAGCAACCAACCTAACGGGAATTTTCTCATAATTGATATAAGTCCTTAGAGTCTCAAAAGGTCGGTAGAGTAAAAAGTTGGTTATTGAATAAACAAATGGTTTTTTTCCAGAGAGAGCAAGTCCCATCGCTATATCCATTCCCGCACTTTCCGCAGCTCCTACATTATAAAATCTTGTTGGGTATTCATCTCTTATTTGATCCCAAAGTTTGTATCCCAAATCAAAAGTAATCACAATAATATCGGCATCATAGACCATTTGTTTTTTTAACTCATCAGCAAATAAACGTCTCATAATCCTGTTAACTCCTTATATTGTTTTTTATTTAAAACTGTGTAATGACCAAATAATCCATTTAAATAATCAGGTAGAATAAAAAGATTGGCTCTTAAAACAAGACAGGGATAAAATAACTGTAACCGCATATCCAAGTCATCCCTATCTACCTTGTCGTAAGCACTATAACCATTGGCAACAACTGTAATTCTCAAGTTCTCCAATCTATATTTAGCAGCAATATTAAGAGCTTCCCAAACCGATCCCTCAGCACATTCCCCATCACTCATTAAAACATAGACATTTCTTGATCTATCGGCGAGTGCCATTCCTACTGCAATTCCAATTCCATGTCCTAAAGACCCCGTAGAGGCCCATATTCCATCCTTTAAATCACGGTTGGGGTGCGTTCCGTGTTTCTTCCAGAGTTTCTCGGCATCCTGACCGCCATATTTCTCCAAAACTACATAAAGAGCAAGTCCCGCATGACCATTTGAAAGAATAAACGGCTCATTTTTCTTTTTAAGACCATAGATTTTATCTATAATATTAACTGAGATTAGACAACTACCGATATGGGATAGTTTATGTTTATAAGAAATTTCAACTATTCTTTTTTCTAAATCGGTCATATTACTAAACCACAAACAACTTTATATTTACAAAAACCAAAATCTAGATTTCTTATTTTGAACCTACCGCCAGTCATAATATTTAAAGACTTAGGGGTAAAAAAATTAATATGTTCGTGCATTATGGAGGTTCCATCAATGTAGGTTGGGCCTTTAGCAGGAACCTCTATGTAAAAGATTTTTCCTAAGTTTCGTAATTTTTTAAATAAGAGTTGGGGATTGCTTAGATGTTCTAATAAGTGAGAGATAATCACAAGATCAAATTTCTTCGGTGTTCCTTTCCATTCTTTAATCCCATTAATCGGCTTATCTCCCGATATGTCAAAAACATACCGTATAGGAGCTTCTGGCATAAATTGGCCTCGATCTCCTCCATAATCTAGAACGCTTTTTATTTTATGTCCCCTTAGAAAAGTCATCATATTCTTGATTTTGGTTTCTATTTGTATAGGGTGATAACCCAAGTTCTTATTAAGAGTTTTCGTATACCATAAATCATATTTTTGGCGGTCTTTCTGGTATTTTTCATCTCGGTAGCCGGTATAAAGCCTTTTCAACTCTTTCTCGTTTGGTCGGGGTGAGTAGAACTTAAACCCACAGGAAAAACAAATGTTTAAAAAAATTTCTGGGGGTTTGTCAAGATACATTCTTTCGGCAACAAAAGGATTAACTTTAGCTTTTATTGTTTCTGTTTTAGTCTTACAAATTAGACAATCCATGTTTTTCTTAAACCCTCTTTTAATGTATAATTCGGTTTCCATCCCAAAGACTTAATCAAAGTTGTATCTGCTACCCAGTTTTTAGTGTCATAAATTCTTTTAACCTTATAACTATGTTGTGTTTTAATCTTTTTCTTACTCACTTCCATTAAAATTCTCAATACATCAAAGTTGCTCGTTTGTTTTCCAGTCCCGATCGGTACTGATTTTCCTGACAAGTTTTGGCAATTTTCCATCACTTTGATAACCGCTTCAATAAAATCTTCAATATAAATCCAATCATGATAGCCGGCAGTTAAAGGCATGGATTTGCCACTTTTAAGATGATCTATTATTGTTGGAATGAACCTAAATTTAGCCTCGCCTTCACCATAAACAGAGTAAGGTCTTATTGAAACTACTGGTTTGTTGTATTTCTTGTAAAAGCGTTTACATAAAATCTCCGCAATAAATTTAGTATCCGAATATGGTGTCTGGACAGGCAGGATGACTGATGAAGTTGAAAAGTGAATAAACCCTTTATATTGTATATTTTTCGTTTTTCTTAAAAGTTCGTATAAATCTAATATGTTAGCTTTTACAGTCTGGTAAAAATCTTTTTGATGATAATGATTACCGTAAGAGCAAAGATAAAAAATGTAATCGGCGTCTTTTATATCAATCTTATCATCGTGATGAAAAACAACTACCTCATGTTTTAAATCCAGAAGTTTTTTAATGAGATGATTACCTATAAATCCCGCACCGCAAACAATCGTTTTCATAGTTTTTAACTATTTATTGATAGTTACAAAAAAATCCCGATGTCAATTCAGGACGTATCCTAAACTAACATCGGGATAAAACCAAAGGTTTCAACACCCGCTAATAAGAATTATAAACTAATATTTTCTAAAAGCAACATTATTTTGCTTATGGTTTTTATAACATTATCTAAACTAGAAACAAAACATCCTCTGTCATATATTTACCAGAACAACAATGTCCTCCACATCTCACTCGCTGAATGTCGCATGATATAGAGATATTTCAATCCATCGGTTGTCTGTATAATTTCCATCCTGTTTCCCGATATGGCGGTTGAATGACCATATGGAATGGTTGAAGCATTAACTATTACATTTTTTACTAAATCATAATACATTACCCTACCCGTGGCTTCTTTGGTGAAGTAAATCCTATCCACACCATCATAAACATACATTGAACCTGTTGTTAAGGTTTCAAACTGCGGGAAGTATTGCAATGAGTCCCAATGTTCGTTGGTTAAGTTATATCTTTCCAGTTCAGTAGTTACCGTACCAACCCACGCATACATATATTTATGATTTAAGGTTGTGTCGGTTGAACCAGTAATTACATCCATATGTACCCCAAAACTCTTTGGAGTAGCCTCAAGAATAGCATACGCCGTACTGGTATCTGGTGCTGTTCCAGTTGCATATGTTAAGGTTGTTGCCGTGTTAGCGGTAATTGCATATTCATTCCCCTGCGAAGTCCCCGACATAAAACGCACTCTTTTCCCTATAAAAACGTTGGTATCCCAATTTTGACCTGTATCTGTTAAAACGGTAGTCGTACCTGAAGTTGCCGTACCAAACGTATCCATAATGACGTATCGAGTAGTAGTGTCGGGTGTGAAAGTTTGGGTGGCGTAGGTTAATTGGGTAGCGGTGTTAGAAGTAATAGCAATTTCACTTCCCACCCCTGTTCCTTCAACTATC